GATTTCAGGTCCAGCGGCCGAACACTCCTCCAGTGACCCTGGCGGGTGTCAGTTCGACCTCTTCGCCTTCAACCCTACGCCTAAAGCGCAGCTGACCTGGTAGGTCAACGTCCTCTAGTACGTCGTCCTCATCCCAACCTAGCTCCTTCGCCCGATCCGATGCTAGCAAATAGCTTTGCAGCGAATCTTGGTGGGGAAACACCTTTTGGAGCATGGTAAAACCTTCACGCGAAGTCATCGCGTACCCAAGAAGGCGCACCACCCATTCATACCTTTCTCGCCGTCTATGGCGTTCAGGAAGAACGGCTCTTTGGACCAGTTCAAACACTGGACGTCGAGGCATACCATGGAGCCAGTAATGACCAAGAAAGTGCACGTGAGACGTGTACTCTTCGGTCTCATCGGACGCGCGCACAATGTCGGTTTTCTCGACACTAAGCGCAAACCCCAACTCGGATGCGGCTGAAGCTAGTTGTGACTTTTCAAGCCTCGTGTTACTGCCGATGATGACGTCGTCACCCATCACCAACACCCGATCATGCGGCAGCTCGTGACCCGTGAGCCTATGCCACATGTACGACACCAAGATCAGATTCACAATTGAGTCGATGACTGAGGTGAAAGCGCTGCCCGAAGGCACACCTTTGTGCTTCTGATACACGTTGCCGTCTGGAGCGATGATTCTTGAGTGGATGAAGTCGTTTACGTACCTTCTCCACACGTCCATTTCCTTTGAGTCAAGATCTAGATGCGTCCGTGCCACGCGGAACGCGTCGTCGATCATTCTCGCCGGAACAGTTGAGTCAAATTTTGAGAAGTCTAGCGAGTAAACATATTGGAATCTCGTCTCCAACTCGCTGACGATTGCTCCTCTTTCGAAGCCCTTTGTTCCCCAGACGAACGGTCTCTTCCGAGAAAGCGCTTCCATGACTCGTTTACTGTAGCGCGTGCCGACAATCGTCGTAGGCAACGGCGCCATCCATACGAGGCGAGTCTTTGGACCAGCAGACCCAGGCTGAACGCGACGGCCAAAAACATAGGGGTCAAAACCGCGTTTGCCATCAATAATGCCTCGTGCAAGTCGCGTGCCTTGGGCAAGGACATCGCTATTGCTACGGAACAAAGGAGCCCCAGCATAACTGTTGCGAAGGATATTCTTCTCCACGACCTCATCAACTGTGAGAGGGAGCTTCCCTCGACCTTGAGCACCTGCAGAACGGTAGACGCTACGAATGGCGGCTTTGTAACTCTCGGAAGTGAAGGGTCCAAAACCATCCGTGGTCGCAGCATAATTTCGTAGTCCCGCAAAGGCTCGTGGAGTTCCCCTGTCAGGTTCGAGAGCGTCATTAGCAGCATGCTGTACGAGTCCAGCGGCGCTTCTGACGTCACTTTGAGCCTTGTGGTTCCCTTGCTGGTTGTTACGACTGCTTCGTCGTCCTCCAAC